CTCAATCTCCATACCATCGTACGCGCGCAGCGTTGTAACGCAACCAAAGAGAGTGTTGCAAATTATAATATTATCGCATTGTTCTCGCAGGGCTTTAGCAACACGCATAAATAGCTGCGACGTGCCAAGAATAAGCTTTCGCTGCTTTCGCTGCTGGGAAATCTCAGCAAAAATAGTAATCGGCGTATCCTTTGATTCAAGGGAATTGAAGTAAGCATGGATCTCGTCGATTAAATATATGACACCATGAAAGCCGTTGTTAACTTGAGTTAGCGCCGCGTGTAAGTCATCGACTTCAGAGAAATGAACATAATCGCGTTCTGAATCAAAACGATCAGTTCGAGCGTCAATGTCAGAGATTCGCTCAGTCCTGCCAGTAAGAGGATCGGTGACAGTGGCACTGGCGTATTCCTCCGACAGAGAGGCAGCCTGTCTTGCCTGGTTCGGTCCAGTATAGCACATCCGGACGTAGCCGGCTGTGCTGATGGCCCTATAACCAGGCAAGGACAGATTCGTAACCAAGATAGCCTTCGGGTATCGTTCCTTTAAGCGAAGGGCGGCGCGTACAGCGGAGATAGTCTTGCCAGAACCTTGACGACCGCAATAAATTTGCGTGCCGAAGTACGGGAAAAAGTCTGGATCTTTTGCAGCTCGCCGATCCGCGAGAAAAGCGGAAATGTGCGGCATAAGCTCTTTTTTGATAAATGAAGAATATGACATTAGATGAAAAACCTCTTTATTTTAGTAAACAAATGAAAGATAAACACGGACAAATGAAATGTAGGAATTGATAACGTAGTAACAGTAACGGTCAAAAGAAAAAAATTATACGCAGGAAGACCAAATAACCAAACGAAAATAAGAACTACCGTATGTACAAAAGAGGAAATTGAATCTAAAACAATAGGAGGTAGTACGAAAGATAAAATGTTAAGCGGAAATAGCACAAGCAATAATCCATTCAGTGCCAATTTAAGGATATTAACCAATACCACTACAATCATTACAATCTATACTCCATAAACTTCACAATGAACCGATACCAAATAAATAGCGAAACAGTAAAGAGCATAAAACCAGTAAAAGCACGAATAGACTTCATGGATGAATAGCCGCCGATCGCGCGTTCAAACGAGCAAACATCAGGTGAAAAATAATAACCAAAAACTTTAACATTCATTATAAGTAGATGATTAAAAGAATTAGGATTTTCAGGAGGAAGATAATCAAACGAAGAATGGCAAAGAGCGTCACCGTGATAAAGAGTACCAGGAAGAAAAGAGTGAAATAACGAGCGTAAAAGATCAATAGCGTCAAATATAGGCTTTAGTGTATTTTGAAAAGAATCGGTAACTTCTGAAAAGTTAAACAAAGATTTCATATCCTCTGGAATAAATAGCCATTTCAGCAGCTGAAGCAACGAGTTATTCTCTGAAAAGTCAAAAATACCAATAAAGAAAGATGTAATTTTACCAAAGAACTCAAAAATACCCTTAAAAGCTATGCCTATGTTTGACATATGGCACGCTAAATCAATGCCGCAGTCATTACGCCAATCTTCTAAAGGGCCAGAGCCAGAGGTAAGCGAAGAATGCGGTATCCGACCTGAAACACCATTAGCAGAAGAATCGAGAGAATAATTACCGGAGAACATAAAAACCGAAATATTTTTAGCACTCAAGTAAACTGAAGAAAAAGAACTGTCGTAATAATAGAAAGAATCATACTCATACAAAGAATAAGCTGAATAAAAACGACAGCTTTCGTCTGTTTTGTCAGAACGAAGAGAAAGGGCGTCAGAACTTTTATACAACTTAAAATCGCAATCGCGCTTCTGAGTAAAATAAACATACGGAGTACTATAAGGCTTTGAATCATATGCGCCATGATAAAGAGTAAGCAAAACAGTACCGCGTTTAAGAGCATTTTCGTAATCGCTCTTAAACTTATCAAGAGAAAAAGAATTTTTACCTTTAGAGAAACGCGAGGACATATAAGTAAACCAAGAATTAGTTACATCAATAGAATCGCCGCCAGGCAGCTGTTTAGTAAGCTTATCAGTAACAGATATCTTATTAACATCAAAACCTGCCTGAGCATTCGCTGTTAACGGCTGAAGAGACATAAAAAACCCAGCCAGTACCGTGATAAAAAAGAGGAAATACTTTTTTACTGACTGGGTCATTTTTGCCTCCTGTTAGAATAAACAAGACAACAAAGAGCAAATCCAAGCAATAAAAATTCAAGTAAAATGAATAAATACGCTAGTAATATCATCTATGACCTCTCCTGCGAAAACGAAATTGCAAAGCAATTTGAAGTGAAATCCATAACGCGATAATCACACCAACTTTTTGTTCAAAAGTCATCAGAAGTCTCCTCGAGAAGAGAATCAATCTCTTCCTCGGTATAACCGATCTCAGCAAATTCTTCGATCATCCATTCACGGCCTGATTCTTCCGACATAAAAAACCTACCTTATATTTCTTACTGCACCAATTGTGAATTCATACAGCACGCTAAAAATAAATATTAAGCCAGCTAATAAAGCGGTAACTGGCATTAAATAAATAACCATCTCAGCAACTGTAGAAATAATTAAATTGATAATTTCTGAATTAGCCATTATAGCGATCCTTATTATTCAAGGCTTTTTCGCGCATTTCTTGTAATTCTTCATCTGACACCGAGTTACGTTTCGTTGTAATAGCACCAGAAAATTCAGCTAGTCTATATGTTAAATACAGATTGATACAGACGAGGATTGTAGTAATCACGGATATCTCCTATCTTAATTAAATAATTTCGTGGAGGAGGCGAAATAACGTTGTCCGATATTCTGTCGCCTCCTGTTGCGGTGGACAATAGGTACTAAACTTTACCTTTCATTCCGCGGTTCAACATCCGCCTAGCGAAGTTAATGCCAAAAATGACAGCAACAACGCCAACAATCATGCCCATGTTGTCAGAAATGGTGGTCGTGATTGTATTGGTGAAAGTTGTAATCGTGTCGGTTGGAAAAATGCTAGCACCAAAGACTAAAAGTGAATTCATAATCTTGTTACCTTATAATTAGTTAATATTTAATGCGGATATCGACCTATACCGCTTCTCAGAAAGAACGACCAGCTGAAAAATCATCAGCTATAGCTAGTAATGCCTTATCATTCTTTCCGATACGTGCTTCAAAAATTGCAGCCTCCTCGCCAACATAAAACTCAACAACAAGGCGGGAGTATTTAACAGTGCGACCTGTATCATCCTTAAATTCGCGATCATCGACATAACAACGCGCTATTTTAGAACGCAAGTCAGACGGTAAACGCCTCGATGACGGCGGTTGCTGTAAAGGTTGTGTTTGCTGCTGTTGTGGTGTCTGAGTTGGAAATCCTGCCAT